CCTCACCTTCTGGCATGGATTCGAGGACAGGACCTATGGCTGGGTAGGCGTCCCGCTGCCGGGGAGTTCTTTCAAAAAATTTCCCAGGCTGTCGGCGACCACCCGCGCCACCAGATGCAGCATGACCAGCAAGTCAATATCATCAAACATCAGTTCGCCCTGGGTAAATACCGGAACCCATCCGTCCATATGACGCCGCGATACCACCGCAAGACAGGGATGAATAATCGCACTGGTGTCATCTTCGGTCAGGGAAGACAGTTCCTCAGCTATACGCGGGAGCATGGTTTCAAACACCGGTTTTAACTGCTCGAATTTCACGGTGTCGATTTTGCCATCAGCAGGCAAACGGGAGCGAATGCTCCCGAAATCTGACATCATTCCTGCCAGCACCGGCAGAAGTTTGCGGGTCACTTTCAGCTGATCAAAAACGCTGAGTTTTGCCGCGCGATATTTCACGCCTTTGATTTCGAATTCCATGTATTAAAACTCCCCGAGAACCTGGTCAATCTTGCCGCAGTCAAACACCCACGGCATCGTATTACCGGTTTTAGCGTTGGCATTATCCGGTTGTTTCTGGAACGCAACACTACGTGCCGTGATGATGTCGCCGCTGACCTTGTTTCGGATCACAATAACGTTATTCCCCCATGTGGCAGAAGACTGGCTCTGTGCGTTATACGCCAGCGACAATTTTTTATTTGTCGGTGATGTCTTCAGAAGGTTAACGGTAATCGTCCCGCTTTTATCTGCATGGAGACTGTGCATCACTTCGCCATCAGCACCGATGGTCATGGTGTTTTTAGGGCCGCCCATCGCAACCACAATTCCCTCTTCAGAACTTGCAGAACCGTACCCGAGGTCAATCGAACCGGTCGGCCCGGTCAGCGTCGCAGTGACATCCATAAAAGAATAGGTAGACATTCACTTCCCCTTAGCGAACAACGTTAATCTGTACGTCAGCGTAATGAACCGCGCCTGCAAGTTTTATTGCAGCCTGAATCACCGGAGCCTTACGGGCTTCACGTTCTGATTGTGCCTGTTCATCCAGCGGCTGTGCGTATACGTAATAACCTTTGGGCAGCGTGTCACCTGATGACAACTGACCAAGGTCGCCACCGTTCCATACGCCCGGAGCAATCAGTCCATTCTGAACGGCCTGATCCAGTGATTTTTCTACATTTGATAACAGTCGGGTAATACCGGCTTCAGTCTGGGGAACTTTCGTGGTGCTGGTATAAAGCAGGTTATAGAGGTTGGTCTGCACATAATTCTGTAACCAGTCCAGGCCGTGGCGTTCATCAAAGAAATCGCCGTTAGCCATCACTCCCTGCTGGAGGATAGCCGTATCATTCTGGTAGTACACGAATACATTGCAGTTTTTTGCATCAAGTGCCGATGCCTGGCTGACTGTCAGTGTTTCATACCCGACACCCGGCTCCTGCTTAAACTTGAGCGTAATCGCGGTATTACTGCCATTGAAATTAACCGTGAATGCCCGGCCAAATGCAGATAACGCAGCGTATTTATTACCCGATGAATACTGAATAAAACTGCGTGAATATCCGGCGGTTTTCAGTTTTGATGCCAAATCATCGCTGGATGCAGTCTGCAGGCATTTCTCATCGCTTGTCGTAATCGCCAGAATACGGCTTACAGAAGAGGATTCGATCGCCGCAGCCACTTTCAGCCAGTCTGCATCCGGAATATCTGCATCGTCTGCAATCCCCAGCCCATACCATGAAGTATAATCGAGCATGGCATTCACAGCCTGCTCCAGCGTCTCAGGCGTGGCCTGTTCGCTGTCTCCCTTCGTTTTCACCCAACGACCAACAAAAACCTCCTGAGGTTTCGGTGATTGAGAGAAAAACACCTGCGCAGCCTTATATTCTGGTGATTCCACGCCAAAATCTTTTCCAATATCTTCCGCGGCAGAATAACGGCGAATGCGCTCACTTACCGGAATGATTGTGGACGGGCCGAGAATGAGTAATGCACCAAAATTTCGCCCTGATGCTGCACGCGGCGACATGATCACATCAACATTAACAACGTTTGATACAGGCAAGCCCTGTGCCATAGCTTAATCTCCGAAAAAGATGACTGGTGCTTCCACCAGCGATTTAATACCGTACTCGCGCACAACCTTCCGGCGCAGACGCACCGTCATATCGTAGCGGCGAACCCATTGCTGGTTGATAAGTTCAGGGAAGGGAGTCAGACCTGTGTAATCGCCAAGAGACAGCCCCAGCGCATTCAGTGCTGCATTGTTCTGCGGCACAGATATACCGTCACGAAACCGGGACGCATACACCATCCCCGCCGGTCCATAAAACGAAGCCATACACTCAATCGTTTCATGCCGCCAGAGCTGAGAGCCATCATCAGTCTGTCTGGTGAATGCCGGACTGTCATCACCTGACCATCCGATAACCCCAAACGCACACCAGTTCGTTTCAGCCGGTAGCAGTGGCGGCTGCTCTTTCTGCCAGCGCGGGCGAACCATCCCGGCAGACAGACCGGAAACGTTACGCATCCACTGGCTTAACAGCCTGTCGAGCGCTTCGTCATAATCCGGATCGCCACTGGTTGGTATTAACCATCCGCGCTCTGTACTGGTGTTATTGCTCAACCGGAGTTCCCCCATCAAACGGCATCAACTCACAATGCGCCTGAACGAATCCGGCCCCATAAGCTGTATACGGGTCGACGAAGGTCACACGATAATCACGGCCCTGATACGTCACGATATCGGCATCACGGCCAGTCTGTCCCTGCGTCAGTCGCTCAGTCGTCACAATCAGAATTGCACCGCTGATTACCTGCCCTGCCTGCATACGGCGGTTTTCCAGAGAGCGATCAACAGTTACGACTCCGGCAAACTGCTTTTTAACTTCACTGTCGCTGCCGATCCCGTCCTCATCCACCGTTTGCACTCGGCGTGTTACCCACAAATTGAAGTCGCAAAAATCGGGGTCAAAAAGCACGTCTGTTACATCAAGAGTAGGCATCTTTATCCCTCACAACATGGGTAATGGCTCTGCGATATTGCCCGGTGTCGATTAGCGGTTTCACCAGATCGGTTCCGGGGGACTCGCCAGCAGCGCGTCGGGCAAGCTCCGCTTTCGCCCCTTTACGCCCTCGACGCGCGCGGGCTTCAACGGTGCTGTCAGCAAGCGGCGTAAAGCCGGTAATGGTCATGTACCGCCTGACACCATTAGCGGCCAGCGTGCCAGCCTGGTTGAGGGCTCTTTCCGCACCCGCCGCATTTCCATCAAGCGCAGCCTGCGCCGCTGCTTTGAGCTGCGGCACCGTCTGTTCCTCTACGGATTTAACGCCGGGGATCAGGTGCGGGCGTGGGGGTATGTTTTGCGCTGGTGAGCCGTATTCGTTGACGTAACCGATCCCGGCATTACCAAACGGAACATCATCCCGCTCGCTGTCTGCTTCCGGGATACCCACCAGCACTTCTTTTTTACTGATGGATTTGAGCGCATCCAGAATGGCCTGAGCGTTATCCACCCTCGTTGTTACACCGCTTTTGAAGCTCATAGCTGGCGACCGCCCGCACCGAACATCGTGATCAGCTGATAAAATTCAGCGCCATATCGGGTGTTATTCCAGAAGCCTGCGTCAGGGTTTAGCGTCGCGCTGGTGTCATAGCTGACGCTTACCTTGTCAACAGACTTGGAGGATTGAACACCATTGGTTGAACCGCCCGGGCCGCCAACCAGCATTGCCCGACTATCTGCCGCCCATAGCGTCATGTAGTGAGCCACGAACAACTCGGCAAAGTACGGAAACAACTTTTTTCCGGTGACGTTTTCGCTCAGCAGTTCATCGGCCAGATTCAGACGAAACTGGATTTGCGCTTCGGGATATTTGGCAGGGTCAGCAAACTGCGGGAAGTCGCGGCGAAAATCACTTACCGCTGGCAGACTTTGATTCTTTGGCATTTTTTACCTCGTTACGCGCGTCTGTGGCTTTGCCAACGGATACCTCCGCGTGCGCACGAGTGAACCAGTGCGTGGCAACGTCTTCCTCCACAGCATGACGGCCTTTAAGAAACTCGCGCCGTGAACCGTCGGGAAGCGTGAGCACAAACGGGGTATGTACGTGTATTACTGCATTATTTTTTGCCATCAGGTCATCCTTAATGGCCCCGCCAGGGGCCATGTGGCTGTTAAATGCCATCAACGTACGAAATGGTTTCTTTGTACACTGGCTCGACTGCACCCAGCTTGCCGTAGTAGGTCGCAATCTGATACAGACCACGATACTGGATAGGAACGCTCTGCAACGGCACCAGCGGATAGCGCACGTATTTCTTGTCGTTGGTGTACGCAACCATGCGATCCTTATTCCCCACACCACGGCCTTTCAGCCATTTAACCGCGCGGATATTCAGCGGAACACCGTTCTGGTGATAGCTGATGGTGTTGGTCTGAAGATACGTCAACAGGGACTGGTTACCCGCAGATGAAACGATGATGCTGGACAACAGAGCAAACTGCTCAGGCGGGATCAGCAAATCACGCGGAACCACAGAGTAACCAGAAGCGGCCCACGCATCAGACAGCACCTGGTTAATGCTTGCGCGGATTTCGTCCGGTGTTGAGGTTGCCCACGTTTTGGCAGCGTTGTTGACAGGAACACCGTTCAGGGTAACAAGACCTTTCAGGTTTAATGCGGAATCGCCAACATACACCTGCTCGTCGTTGTCCATCTGCCATTTGAGCTGCATCCCGTCGTACTTCTGGGTGTCAATCGGGCGACCTACCTGCTGAGCTGCTGCCAGCTCTACAACGGTCCAGCCCAGTTCCATGCCCCAGAGATTCAGCGGGTTACCGGATTTGCCGATATCCACGTTTACGCCAGCAATAGCGGTTGAGTCTTTGCCTACCCAGTTTTTGCCATTCGGATTTGCACCAGTACCCGCAGCGGCGAAGCTGGTATTCGTCCAGCTGGAAATGTCATCTGCGATAGAGACATCTTCACGCAACTGAATATCGCGGGTCCAGGTGTACCCCACCAGTGGCAGGTTCAGCGTCTGGTCGAGTCGCTCCAGCTCCCCGATGAGAAAGGCACCAGAGCTGTCAACGGTTGCCTGATCAAAAGTAATCATTCGTCTGTTCCTTAAATCTTCCAGGAAATTTCTGCATTGCCGTTAGCATCACCGGCACCTGTGAATTCAGCGTTGGTCAGCACCACGTTTTTGCCACTGACTGACGTGGACATGAATCCACCCAGCGGCACTTTGATGGATTCATCAGTGGAGACGACAACGTATACCGGGTCGCCTTTTTTGATGGTGCTGGCATCAAAATCAGAACCGAGATTAACGGTCACGTAGCCACGCTTCATGGCGTCGCCCGGGAAGTTCTTGCCACTCCCCGCCTGGCGAACCATGTCCGGCTGCGAAGTGGTCGGATAAGGACGCACGTAGATCCCCTTCACCTTGTCTGCGGTATCACCATCTGCCAGCGGTACGAAAAAACCGTCAGCATCGTATTTACCAGCCAGCCCATAGGCAGCAAAGGCGTTATCGGATTTAAGGACCACCGGTTCGACGGTTAAGTCCTGCGGGCGAGAGACAGCCCCGGCAATGCCAACAGGCATCCGGTACAGAAATACATTATTCATTTTTTACCCTTTACGGTTTGCCCAGAATTCAGCGTTTTGTTTGTTCAGGGAAGCGATACTGGTCATGCCCATGTTTGGGCGCTGTGCATCGCCGGTGGTGGCGCGGGTGTTTCGCCCTTTGGCAATCTCAGACACGGCATTAAACGCCATGTTGACCGATTGTTTCGGTAATTTGCGGATATCCGCATCACCGACTATCTGGCGAACCAGCGTTTTGTCAGCGGAAGCCAGAACCTCGCGTTTGAACGCGGTCGGTTTCATCTTACGGCTCAGATCGATACCCGGAACGATAACTTCGGCACGCCAGGCTGAGTCACCAGTAATCGTGGTTTCCTCTTCATCATCCTCGCCGTCACCGGTCGGATTATCGTCAGGCTTATTATCATTATCGCCCGTGGCATTTCCTTCCAGCTTAGCCAGCAGGGCTTTCAGTAATGTTTTGAGGTCATCATCACTGTCGCCGGTTGGACCTCCACCCATCTCTGGTGCTTTGTCCGGTAGTGGTTGCTGCGGGGACAGGTTGATGTTGAGATTAACGCCCTGCGGCAAATCCCCCTCATCTCCTGTAACCGATGCGGGAGCCGACTCCACCAGTTCGTTCATGGTGTCGGCATCTCCTGTCTTGATGGCTGCACGCATGCGGTTCCACCAGTTTTTCTTTTGATTTGCCATTGTGTCTCTGTCTCCAATTGCACAACGATTTCCGGCTCTGCCTTTGGGGACAAGAGCCACATGGTTTCCGGTAATATCGACCTGCTCGGCTTTACCTGGCTCGGTCTGCTCGTACTCCGCGTCATAGCCGCACGACACTTCACGCAGGCCATCTTCGATAAGCTGAATGGCGTTTTCGTCTTTGACGATAAGGTCAGCCAGCATCAAATCAGACTGGTCACCAGTCCCGCGCCGCACATTCTGAAGATGCCCGACAGCAAGCTCTTTCCAGTTCTCGGGATTTACCAGCCGCACATTCCCGTTTTCATCTTCAGGATGCAGGATCGTGATGCTCATCCCTTCGAATGAGGCGAGCGTGGCCGGATTGAATACCTGCTCAGGAGAACGCGTTACGACTATCTCACCGAGCTTGTCGGGTTTGAGGTTTGGCAGATCGGCAGCGCCGTAGAGCTGCTTACCCGTTCGACCTATCGGCACGTCTTTGCACAGCAGCGAGCCGTCAGCCAGCTGATAGCGGGTTTCCCCCAGCCGGGTATTGAAAAAATATTTCATGGTTTACCTGCGATTCAGGCGAGATAAGAATGAGGGTTGGGGAAGACGATTTCTTTGTAACAGCGGCAGTTCGGCAGCTCACCAGCGTGACCGGTCATACCGTCAAGCGTTGGAGGTCGGCCCCATTCGACAAACTTGCCCTCCATCTCACGATGAGAGTGCCGGACATCGCCATCTTCGGCTGTACGCCAGATATAACCATTCGAACCAATTGACAGCGCACGCGCCTGATCGAGCGCGCCGGTTGCGCGTCCAAGTTCGGTACGGGCGATAAGGTTCGCTCGCAAGCGTGACACGTCACCTGACGCCGCTATCTCTTTCGCGAATGACTCAGCCCGCCCGCCAGTCACAACTGCCTCGATGGCTTTGTTCTGAATGTCATACACCCGATCGGCGGCCTCAAGAGGTAGCGATTTGATGTACTTAATCTGCTCGGCAACGATGGATTTCATCACCTGGCCTACCGGGGCGCAGTCAACCATGTTGCGCAGCTCTGCACTGATGTTCCGGCTGTGTTGACGCCACTGCTTTTCATTCTGGCGCGCTATGTCTGCGGTAAAGTTCTCAGCTACCTTCGTCGCCCAGGGGGTGATGATTTCGCTGTAGCGCTCCAGCGCATCCATTATTTCGGTTACGCTATCGTTTGAACCATCGTAGCGCCCATTTACGATATCCCCGACCGCCCGCGCTATCTGCCGTAGGCTCGTTCGATATCGGATCTCCGCCTGGCGACTCTGGCGGTTTGTCGCCAAGTTCGCCGATGCCTGGCGGCGCTTCGTCTTCGGCATTCTCTATGTCCTCGTCGGTAATGGATGCCCCGATGCCGGTTACGTCAGAATTTTCGCGCAAATCGGTCATAGCGGCTTTCAGTGTCATCAGACCATCACCCAGCGCCGTACTGATTGCGTTGGTAGTGTTTAACGCCACCGTTGAGCGATCGACATCAGACATTTGCCAGAGCGGGTTAAACTCAAACGTGAAATCGTCCGGCAGCGGCTTACCGAGTTCCGAGCGGTGCATAATGTCCAGTATCCGGCGCATCGGCATCCGTAAGCGGCGCTCCTGCAATGAGCTCACCCGGTCGTAATAGTTGGCAAGATCTGCATCACCGGTAGAAAATCCTTTCGGGGACTGTCCGAACAACCGCACCAGTGGAATACCAACAGCGCCACTAATCTGTTCTGCAAACTGCGATAGGATGTCATCCAGACCACTGAAGCTGTACTGATGCGTTTCAAACTTATCCCGCGAGTCCATGAGCGTCATGCCTTCATTGCTCTGGAACTGGCGGATCAGGTCGATGTTCTTCAGCAACGCTTCGAAAGCTGGGCCACCAAGCGCGATAATCTCGCGCAGCTTCTCCACGCTGTAGGTGCGCAGATGCGCTTTGTAGACCAGCTGAGCCGCGCCGACAGTGGCGCTGTCGAACGCAGTAAGCCGATCCCAGATTCGCTCTACAACCGACATTCCCCATTCGTTCTCGGTCATCTTCTGCTGGAATGGCAGCGTGACGCCATCGAAGCGAATCAGGCGGCTGTGATGGATGCGCCAGGCCGGGATGCCCGTTGCAGTGGTCACCACGTCGTAAAACTCAGGTTTGCCGAGATCTGGCCCCATCTCTTTAATGCGGCGGGTCAGGGCCGGGTTAATCATCCAGCGGTCGAGCGGGAGAATGCCCTTAAACTTGCCTTCTCCAATGGTTTCGAGCCGCAGCGGGGTCATTGGTGCCTGCCCCTCGATCATGATGAAGCCGACCGCGCCGCCGTAGAGGCGAGACCATTTCAGCACGTCGTTCAGCGCATCCCAGATCTGCAACTCATCAAGTTGTGATTCGAGAATGCCGCGATCTTTTGCATCAATTTCCGAAGTGATGCGAATGCCTTTGCGGGTCATATCATCCGGGATAGCGTCGACCGCTTCGCCGATGATCCAGGACGAACGATAGGACCATTCCACCAGCATGCGGTTGCGGCTGGTGAAGTTAGCCCGGTAGGTCGATGCTGAGTGCTGGTTAGGCGTCTGCATCCCCACGCGGGCGACAAAGTTCTCATATCCATCAGCGGTGGCCTGTGCCGTTCGCCGCGTGGCTTGTTTGTTTCGTGCCATCAGGCCTGTCTCCCTAGCAGCTCCCAGATATTCAGGGCTGAATTCATTGGCGCGTAGCTGATCATCACCGAGTCGGCAAGGTTTGGCGACCGGGTTCCATCAGGCTGTTTATCAATAACGATTTTCCCCACACCATTAATGGAATAGGTCGGCTGCGAAAGCTCGATGATGAGTTTATCTTTGAGTGCCATGCTACTGCTGATTGAGATGATTTCGTCCGGGTTGTAATCCATACCTTCAACCACGGCGCGCCAGGTATTCTGAAAAAGTTTACGTAACCGCCACCAGCTCTGGGCTTTGGCGTTAGCGAAGAAGTCCTTGTTCAGGCGGGCGGCCTGTCCGTTGTCACCGCGCACCGCTTCGTCGTCCGGATCAAATACCGCGCCACTACCTCGAAACGGTGTGGCGAGTATTGACGGTCGGCGCGCAGCGTTACGCAGTTCGTTGATAGCGCGTGCATCGCCGCGAACGCCAGCGCCCAGCCCGTCCTCGTCAAAGCGAAACTCTTCGAGGTTGTCCTGTTCGCAAAAACCGAAGACCTTCTCGACGGACTGATAAATGTCGCTACCCACACCAGACCATTCCCGCACATTTTCCAGGAGGAAGCCATGACGGGTGGAAAAGGCATTTTTGTCCCTGCCTTCATCAGCGACATCCATCGCGCCAAGTCGTTTGCCTGTTGGCTGGATACCCAGTTTGATATGCGCATCAACGGCAGCCTGTACCCATTCGGATGGAATCAGGACGCCTTCCGCTGATGCGCTGTAGTTCAGATCAAGTTCCTGTGCCACCACCACCGGATTATCGATTTTCTCGCATTCCCTGCGATACCACTCTTCATCCTTGCGAGGATCATCCCGCCAGTGGAATGTGAATACCGGTATCTTCCCGCCGTGACGCTTCTGCGCGAACGGGTTCGCCATGCCGTTAACCGAACTCAGGTCGATACGGCAACGCGTCGTTTGTGACAACGCCGCATCAATCAGCAGAGGACGCTGAAGGAATGCAGCCTCATCAACCAGATAAAGCGTGGTACGGTCACCACGACCAATATTATCGCCAGCCTCGCCTTTGATAACGGCACCAGTTTCAGGAAACTCAACACGCATATATGGCGCGTGCTTCTTCTCGCTCCACGAACCGCGAAACTCTACAGGTAGTGTTTCCACGAACTTGCGCGCCTTCCAGAACAATGCTTTCGGGTCACCGGTGCTGTCGACGTATTCCTCTTTACGGGAGCCGAAACCGATAACCATTTCTTTGTTGAAGAGACAAAGCGAGCAGGCCAGTCCGATCGCGGTCCAACTGAGCCCCATTTCACGGGATTTTTCGGTAATACCATTCTCCCGATTACCCCAGCGTTCCATAATCCAGTGGATCCACTCCTCCTGCTTAGGGAAGAGTAAAAACGGAATGGTCACCGGCAGGCCATAATCAATATTACGCGGGTCCGTTGTCATGCCCCAGTCGATGATGAACTGAGCCGGGTTGGTTCGGTAAAACTGTTTTAGTGCTGGCAATATTTCAGGGTTCTGGCGAATGCGCTGTAAGCGTTCCATCCGCCATTCAAAAACCATCTGGTAATCAGGATGTTTAAAATCGAAGGGGAATGGTAACGGCATACTTAGCCCATCATTTTTCTATACGCCTCTGCAGCCTGCTCCGGCGTTAAGTTGGTAATTTCTGTTCTGACTGGTCCTCCGTCAGCACCAGTCACTTCATTTTTGACGTTGTCTTTAAACGCCTGAACAGAAACATGACGCCCGAGCAACTCAAGGTTTTTAACCTTATCAGGCCATTTGATTTTCTTCAGGAGAGCAGCACTATCTGCGGATACCATCTCCACAACATCCATTCCTGATAACGTTGTGCGCCATACCTTAGGCCAGTCTTTAATGGGCTTTAACTCACCGTTTTGCAGGAGAATGTCGAGCACATCCATCTGGTCGATTTCAATAAGGCGATTAAGCACATATTCTGCATTAATACCAACAAGATCATTGCGTTGCGCTTTCAGTTCGGCGATTCTGAATTGGATGTCAGGTTTTGACATGTTTTCGGATGCGGTACGGTTAGCTGTCTTTGCGCTGTACCCCGCCCGAATAGCCGCTTGTGTGGCGTTTAAATCGATGAGGTACTCGCGACAGAACATCTCTTGTTTGTCGGTGAGTGCCATAGTTTTCTCTAGAGGATTTCTTTAATGAACTCAAAGCAAATTTTTTACCGAAATACAGGTCATGATAATGAAACTTATATATTCCTGGACAAATTGGACAATGGCTCCTACCAAGTCAGGGCTGGTCATTCGTCACCTGTGAGCCATTTTGAATGGGAGGGTGATGAAACCATTCAGACAGTGGAAGAGTTTCTAGGTTCTAACCCATCATATACTGAACGTGTTCATCAACTAATTTCTGAGTTTGAAGCAGAATCGTAATCACCACCCAAGCGACTCAGCTGATATCTAGTTCATCATTACTAGGACTAAAAGTAGATTCCTGACATTGAGAATCTCTTTATCCGCTTGTGGGGATATCAGTTAAGTTATCCCGTGTAGGGTATAAGCCATTGTCGAGACCACTCATTGAATGGTCTCTGCAATAACCGATGTCTTTCCATCAGTCCGCCACCACAAAGAATCTTTTTTGCCATAAGGCAGGAGGTTCATCTTTCAGTGGCTGCCAGTGTTATTTCCCCACTTACTGGCTTGGGTTGTTTCGCTGTACTGCCGTAACTGGTTACCCAGAATAAATTCCGGTTTCATTATCGAAGCCCCTCAATGAAGGGCTTCTGTAATGCCTTACTTCATGAAATAATTTCATCCGGGTTTACGCAGAAAACCTTTCACTTTATGTGCATTATGAAAATGCCAATTGCGGCATATCTCTGGGAAACTTAAATGATCCATACCGTACACTTCATGACAGATGTGACAGTTGCTTCTGTATCCAGCCTTATGGATGTTTGCCTCAAAGCGATATCAAGCCCTAACCAACCAGCCTCTGAGATCAGGATTTACATCTCTAGTAAAGGTGGAGATACCGTTGCAGGTTTTACCGCATACAACTTTCTTAAGTCTCTTCCTGTAAAGGTGAAGACACATAACCTTAGTAACGTGGAATCTATAGCAAATGTTATTTTCATGGCTGGATCTGAGCGGTTTGCTAATCCTCTCTCGCGATTTTTATTACATCCTTTACATTGGGGATTTGCCGCCCCACAAGCAGATCACCTCAGGCTTAGGGAATGGGCGGCATGTCTGGATGACGACTTGCAAAGATTTGTGCAGGTGATGAATATCGAGGCTCTCGCTGTAGCCCCAGATGAGCAAATTGACTGGGCTAATTTGATCACTTCTGCAACCATCATTGATCCGGGAAGGGCCACCGAGTTGGGTATGATCCAGAATGTCGAGGCTGCAACCATACCCACAGATTCGATCAGGTGGTGGGTTCTGTAACATTTTGAATCCTCCATAAGTGCGGGCTTATTGGCCCGCTTGTTTCTTTACAGCTTGCCTAATATCTGCCTTATCCCGGTTGCACTGCCCAAGCGCTGATAGGAGACTGACGTTTAAATCTAGGCTCTGGCCCCACGTCAGGTTGTCAGGGATTTCCGGTTGCGGGGTGTCAGCCGTCAGGCTGGCCGGTAACGGGACTACCGGCACTTTGACGTAGACCGTTCGCGAATTGTTGCAGCCGCTTAACTGCGCCAGCAGGGACATGGCGATTAGTGCAATCATCATTCGCAACAGCAACCCGGATATCAGCCGAGGCTCCCGATGCGTCCAGTGCGATCTGCTCTTTTGCATGCTGGTTAGCCTCTATAACTGTATTGATGATTTGCAGTGATTGCAGAACGTTACGGGTAATGGCAGTTGCTGATTCAGCATTTCGTACAGCCTCATCAGCACGCTCCTTTTCGTGCTGATATTTGCTGTAGTAATGCCCAGCAGACCAGATGAAGGAACCAATGACGGTAACAACGAAGGCAACAATAACCAGCTTATATCTCAGCTTCATTTACTACCCCACCAGCTTTTTTAAATCGGGCAATCAGGTCACCGATTTTATGTTCATACTGACCGTAACCTGCACCAGGTAACGACGCCCAGATATTGCTGCAACGGTCGATTGCCTGACGAATACTGCCGCGGTCAATCATCGGTAAAGCACCACGCTCTTTAATCTGCTGCAGAGCTACAGCGTCCTGGCTTTCTGGAGAAAAATCTTTCAGGCCAAGCTGTTTACGGTAAGCATCCCACCAGCGTGAAAGAAGCTGGTAACGTCCGGCGGCTGTTGATTTGAGTTTTGGGTTTAGCGTGACAAGTTTGCGAGGGTGATCGGAGTAATCAGTGAACAGTTCGCCACCAACAATAACATCATAACCGTGGTTACGTGTCGGTTGTCGCCCGTTATCCGTTCCTTCTGACCATGCCAGCATATCGAGGAACGCCTTACGTTGATTATTGATTTCCACCATCTTCTACTCCGGCTTTTTTAGCAGCGAAGCGTTTGATAAGCGAACCAATCGAGTCAGTACCGATGTAGCCGATGAACACGCTCGTTATATAAGCGAGATTGCTACTTAGTCCGGCGAAGTCGAGAAGGTCACGAATGAACCAGGCGATAATGGCGCACATCGTTGCGTCGATTACTGTTTTTGTAAACGCACCGCCATTATATCTGCCGCGAAGGTACGCCATTGCAAACGCAAGGATTGCCCCGATGCCTTGTTCCTTTGCCGCGAGAATGGCGGCTAAAAGGTCATGTTTTTCTGGCATCTTCATGTCTTACCCCCAATAAGGGGATTTGCTCTATTTAATTAGGAATAAGGTCGATTACTGATAGAACAAATCCAGGCTACTGTGTTTAGTAATCAGATTTGTTCGTGACCGATATGCACGGGCAAAACGGCAGGAGGTTGTTAGCGCAACCTCTTGCCACCCGCTTTCACGAAGCCAGCCATTGCGCTGGTTTTCTTTTATGCAAAGCACACCGCACCGTAGCCACAGCGGATAAGGTGATTATTTTTGTCTGTCTGGTATTTGGTTTGATGTGCTTTCAGAAAGGTCGTGATTAAAACGCAAAAAGCCCCGAGCTATTAACTCAGGGCTTTATTTAACGAGTGCATTTATCCATCGTTGGGTCAAATTTACCCAACTTCATTCAAAAAGTCAATATCATGCCGTAAAGATGTTGCCATCCGTGGCAATCATGCTGTTAACGTGTGACCTCATTCAAAATGTTGTCTGCGATTGACTCTTCCTTGTGGCATTGCACGACCAGAGCGTCATACAGCGGCTTAACAGTGCGTGACCAGGTGGGTTGGGTAAGGTTTGGGATTAGCATCGTTACAGCGCGATATGCGGCGCTTGCTGGCATTCTTGAATAGCCGACACCTTTGCATCTTCCGCACTCTTTCTCAACAACTCTCCCCCACTGCTCTGTTTTTGCTATATCAACCGCACGACCTGTACCGTGGCAATCTCTGCATCTTGCCCCCGGCGTCGCGGCACTACGGCAATAATCCGCATAAGCGAATGTTGCGAGCACTTGCAGTACCTTTGCCTTAGTATTTCCTTCGAGCTTTGCCACACCACGGTATTTCCCCGATACCTTGTGTGCAAATTGCATCAGATAGTTGATAGCCTTTTGTTTGTCGTTCTGGCTGAGTTCGTGCTTACCGCAGAATGCAGCCATTCCGAATCCTGCTTGTGATTGCGCCATCCCCATAGCAGCCATCACATCGGTACCGGAAAGAGAGTCAGAAGCCGTAGCCCGTGGTGAGTCACTCATCATCGGGCTTTTTGGCGAATGAAATTTAGCTACGCTTTCGAGTCTCATCGTCTTCCTCTCCTGCCCTGTTTGACCATCAGGACGCCGTTAACTATTACGTGACGCTCACCTTTGCTGTCTCGGTTGTACTTGAGCACTGTTCCTCTTGCACAGGAAAGCATCCTCGCCACTTCGGTCTGATTGCCTCGTGTCTGGATAAGAAGCTCTGGTATCGTTTGAATTGTGGCGTTCATACGTTCTCCAGTTCGGTGATTTTTATTCCAAGCCGTCCGCCTGGTACTTTCACACCACGAATTACGCGAATGTCATCGAATTGCTCGTCGTCTTCCGCAAATCCGGCGTGGATAAGGGAGTCGAGTAAACCTTTCAGGATGTTATCGAGGTCGCGGCGGCGGGAGTCTGGAACGTCTGCGATTACTTTGATGCGGAGTCGTGATTTGGTGAAAATATCTAACTTGAGTTGGTTGATGATTTTCTGAACGTCTTTTCGGTATTTCTGGCCTTTATCGCTGATGTAGTATTGGCTTCCCCGTCTTCGCCAGTAGGTGTTCACCGACGGCGGGTAAGGAAGCACAAACTGATATTCGTTCATGGCTTAATCTTCCCCTCCTTCAGCAGGATCGCCTGCGTCCTGATCACGCCTTCGAGGTGATAAAGTCTGGCGTCTTTGTTGTCGAGGTTATGGGTGCGTCGGTCGATCTCCGCGTGGCAGTCACTACAAGCCCATGCGCCGATCAGGTCGTCAGGCTTCATTCCCGTTCCGCAAATTCCAGCCATCCGGTAATGTGCCAGAACTGTAGTTTCAGGGTTGCCATTGCATACGCCGTAAATACGTACCTGGCATTCTCTGCCGCGCGCTTCTTTGCGTAGGTTAGCCATTAAGCAGCCTCCCCGGTTACTTTCAGCATTCCGTTATCGAGCAGCTTTCTGGTCAGCCACTGTTGACCACGCCCGGTGATTTTTGTGGTGAACGATATCTGTATTCCGTGATTTGTGTTGACCGCTGTTTCTTTCACTGTGAAATAGCCGCGATCCATATATTCCTGCATTGGCACATTGCGCCGGGAACCTGAAGCAATAAGGATTTTGTGATCGCGCATCCACGCAAACAGTTTGTTTGGACCAATTCCAACAACCTTTGCAAAGTTTCCAATCAAAATTCCGCTGGCCTCGCCAACGCGATCGGCAAACTCAACTTTAGGTGCGGCAATTGCGAGCTGGTTTTCCAGTTGCATTTTCTGCTCAGCAAGATCAGCAGCAAGGCGCAACGCTTCTGGTAGCGTTTTGGGGATATTAACCGCAGCTTCTTCAAGCTCTCGCCAACGGTCAACAAGACGAGCGGTGAATTCCGGCGACAACTGAGCGACGACAATAATGCTGTCGCGCTTACCTTGTTCGCCTTCGAAGACGTAAGCCTCGACACTACGTCGCAGTCCTAAGTTATTGATTTTTTCGAAAACCTGCAATGCAGGAAGTTGAATAACTCCAGATTTAGCCAGGCGCTCTATTGATATTTTTACGTTATCTGGACGACTTCCCACCAACTCAGCGATTTCAATGCTTGTCATTTTGATGGCATTGCCATTTATTAACTCATTCATCGTCTTCTTCCTCGTACATTGAGCTATTCGGATCGCTCATCAGTTCTGCGCAGCAATCGGAGAACACGTGAACTTCCAGCACATGCAGCTTCTGACCGCAGTTAGCGCACGTTAAAGCTCGCTCGACGCTTTCTTTCTGGTATTGAATGGATTGAGATGGGCTAAGCATTATTGGCCTCCTGCATCAGGAGAAAGACAATCATGGCGGCGCGGAGAGGTCTGGTATCAAATATTGGGCTTACGCCTTTTGCATCCACACACCATTCAGTTAACTGGTCTAAGATAGAAATCCTGTATTTCTCAATAATCGGCCATGAAGCGCTCGGATCATTGCAGTAGTCAGGCAAATGATTTAATGGCTCAAAAGTTGTATCAGCATTTCCGTAATACCATTTGTTGGTGTTATTCCCTGATGTTTCCGGTTTACTTGCCCAAAGGCCTTTAAAAATTATGTCTCCTACCATTCTGTTAATTTCAAAATCACTTAACTGTGAATAATCCATTGTCATTTCCTCGCACGATATCTTAGCCACCGGATATCCCACAGGTGAGCTGTGTAATTGAAGGTTTTTACGTCAGATTCTTTTGGGATTGGCTTGCGTTTATTTCTGGAGCGTTTCGTTGGAAGGTATTTGCAGTTTTCGCAGATTATGTCGGTGATGCTTCGTCGCTGTCGCCTCATGCCGCCCTCCTGACGCCCTGCCCGATCGCCATCAATGCCGCTTTGGATACGGTAGTAAACATCCGTCGAGGACTGATGAACGGTCGCCAAATCAGCAACATGGAACCTTTGCTGTTTCCCTTCTTCTCCAGCCCTGTCGATGGTTCGATAAAATTAATCCGTCCATCAGTAATGATGCGAACTTCGTCAATACTCTCCAGAGCCTTGCTGAACCATCCGACTGACATATCCTCTGGCACAAGCATCACTACCGTCTGTCGCTGTTGTATGCACTGCTCAGCGGCTTTTTCCACCCACGGCCTGATATTGCTGTACGGTGGGTTATTCCAGATTGCACCGTGGCTTATCCACTCAGAATTTAGCGCGTCGTCGGCCTCAGTTAGCCAGTGAGCACACAGAGCATTTTTGTCGCTCGCTGCCGAATCCAGCCAGAATCCAAACTCAATATCCAGTGCATCAAAAAGCCAAAGCGGCGTTTGCCAGCAGTCCTTGTCGTGTGCTGGCGTATTTGATTTGATAGTCATGCAGCCCGATCTCCCCATCTTGCTTTCCACTCCAGAGCCAGTCGCGCTTCGTCTGACCACTTAACGCCACGTTCTGTACCGAATGCCTGTATAAGCTCTAATAGCTCCGCAAATTCGCTTACTCGCATCCTGCTGGTTGACTGGCCTATTACCACAAAGCCATTCCCGGCAAGGTTAGGAACAACGTCCTGCTGCTTTAATGCTGCTGTAAACACACACTTCCAGCTTTCTGCATCCAGCCAGCGCCCATGCCATTCAACCTGACGAGAGACGTCACCTAAGCAGGCCCATAGTTTCCTGTTTTGGTCTAAGCTGCGGTTGCGTTCCTGAATGGTTACTACGATTGGTTTGGTTGGGTCTGGAAGGATTTGCTGTACTGCGTGAATAGCGTTTTGCTGATGTGCCGGAGATCGAATTTCAAAGGTTAGTTTTTTCATGACTTCCCTCTCCCCCAAATAAAAAGGCCTGCGATTACCAGCAGGCCTGTTATTAGCTCAGTGATGTAGATGGTCATCAGAATCCTCCTTTCTTCTTGGACTGCGGTTCCTCACGTTCACGGCGGCGCATTTCAGCAGACTGTTGGTCTGTGTCATAAATAGCGCCATTTGCCTGAATGCAATACACCGTGCCGGTATTGCCATGACGATTGAGGCGAAGGATTAGTTCGGTTTCACCAGGAGGAACGCTGTCATCAAAAGCACCTTCACGATGGATCCCCACCCAATAATCGCAATCCTGTTCAATCTGCCCTGTATCTCGTGAGTCACTTGGTAATGGGCGTTTATTGGTTCGGCTTTCCAGTGCGCGGTTAAGCTGTGTCAGAAGCACAACAACGCAATCAAGCTCTTTGGCAAGGTTCTTCAGTCCTTTGGTGATCATGCCGTAAGCAAGGTCGTTGCGATCGGCCTTTTCAGCGGTCATTAGTGTCAGGTAATCGACCAGAATCATGCCAACACATCCTTTTTCTCGCTTGATTCGACGGCTTTCGCTGACGATTTGAGCCAGAGATAATCCCGGCGTGTCGTCGATGTAAAGCAGGTCGATTTCACTCAAGCGATTGGCTGTTTCGATCGCCCTGTTGAAGTCACCATCGTAATCACCCTGATAGCCGTCATCAGCGTCATTTGTCGCCGGAAGGTAAAAAATATTCGGGTTAACACCAGACTTCTGCCCTACCAGTTTTTCCAGTATCTGGTCACCGGGCATTTCAAGGCTGAACATCAGAGCGGGCTTTTTCTCATGCACTGCGCAGTTGATTGCCATCTGGCTGTATAGCGTCGTTTTCCCCATCTTAGGGCGAGCGCCAATGACAAACAGAGAGCCTTTCACCAGACCTTTCGGTGACAGCATCCTGTCCAGCGATGGGATCCCTGTGCTCATTCCTCGTTGTTCGCCTGACGGGTCAAATCGCTTCTCAAGGTCGCTAACCCAGTCTTCCATGACCTCACCAAATGAGCGAAGGCCGCGACGCGATCCGGTTTTTGCATGGTCTGTCAGTTGCGTGAAAATCGCCTGAATAGCTTCGTACTTCTGCGTTGCAGTCATTCCGTTGCGGGAATAGAGCAATTCCGTCGCTTCAGTCATGCGGTTGATGGCGTAGCGTTCCATTGCGGTTTCACGAACCTGCATTGCATAGGCAACGATGTTTGCTGCGCTTGGCGTGTTCTTTGCGATCTCAGCGATATAAGCAAAACCGCCAACAGACGCCATTAACGATTTACGCTCCAGTTCATCGAAAAGCGTCAGGCCATCTACTGGCTTTTGCTCCCGGTGCATTCTGGTTATTTCTTCGAAAAGGATTTTGTGTGGCCGGCTGTAAAATGAGTCAGGCTTCAGCATCGCCAGAACTTTCTGGACGCGCTCACTGCTGTCATCATCCAGAAGCAATCCACCAATCACCGCCTGCTCTGCCTCGATGCTATGGGGCGGCGCATAAAAATTATCGGTCATCGTGTTCACCCTCACGAACTTTCAGGTAGGTATTATCGTTAAGCAGGAAATCAAATCCCTTTTTGTGCCAGACGGTTCCGCGTTGATGGTTTGGGCGCTCTTCGAACATCCATCGGCAATTTTCGCCAACGTAGCTCAAATAATTTCTCCAGTCCTGCATCGTGAACCCATGCCCGTCAAGCTGGCGGGTTATCACTCCGGCTTTGCGCCAGAACGTTCGGATCTGGTTTTTACGCTTGTCATTCAGTGCGCGGATTCTTGGAGCTTCAGGAAGGATTTCGTGGTAAGCATCGACAACATCCTGACAGCTGACGGAAGGTTTTTTCTTGTCAGACTTTTTGTCTGCTGTGGCACTCTCTAATACGTCAGTATTAGAGATAATATTATTATATTCTTTATCTGTGGTAATTTGCTGGTAATCTGCTGGTACAGCATTGCTTACAGGCATTGGTATTGCTGGCTTTGAGGTGGTAATTTGCTGGTAATCTGCTGGTACAAAATTTGACTGATAATCGTCATATTTCTCTACCGAGAAAACTGAGAATTTACCGTGTGAAACCCAGTCAATCATGCCGAGTTTTTTGAACTTTCTAAGCAGGTACTGAACGCGATCTGGTTTGAGTCCTGTTTCAAACGCCAGAGAGTTTCTACCGCCAAGTAGCTTCCCTCTGCCTACCAGAATTTCTCCTGCGTCAGTCATTACATACTCAGGCGTATGCTTTGCTTTGAGGATTAAGTGAACCCACAGATGCGCTGCTTCTGCATCCTTGTAAAACGGCACATCCATAATTTTACGGTGCAGCAAGGCATACCCCTTACCGCTGCTTTGATGCGGTTGTTGTAGCCTTCTGGCCTCTCTGGCTTCGGCTAGATTAGATATGTTACTCATGACCTTTCTCCTTCTGCATCAGCTTCACTTTTTCCAACTCAGCCCGGAATCGACCAGGCGGCTTGAAGCTGGACAGGAAGCGATCACGTAGTATGTGTTTGTGAATTTTGTCCTGGTAAGGACTGAGTTGTTTTGTCATAATTACTCCTGTGGATTGATCCAGTAATTCCCTCAGAATTGCATATCAATTTGCTTAAAATCCTCGGTGGCGGCCGGGGATTTTTTCTTTGTGATTTCATCAAGCGCATACTTAAAAGCCCTGCTAATCGGACTGATGTCTGATGCCATTCCGAAAGCACACAAGACCGAAGCAATAAATCTCCAGTCCGTTCTGCTTATCTTCGATTCATGACAGCCAATCATCTTTGCCAGACCGCGCTGGGTAAGCGTTGACAGGTTGATGAGTAAATCAGTTTCAGCGCGATCAATTTCTCGCTGTGTTGGCTTGCTGTAGCTTGCTTGTGCCATTTGTTAATTTTCCTATATTGATATTGAGTTATAGCGGCACACCCAATGGATTTGCCGCTGATGTTTGCTCACCCGGTTAGAGGTGAAAGGCCAGAACTGTTAAAGAGCAATTTGCTTATGCCGCTTGGCGGTAAGCACTTTCTTGATACTTCAGGGCGCCAGCTGTAACGATTTCCAATCGATAGGCGTCTTTCTCTGGGATAACTTCTTTCCACTGAGAGACTGCTGCATCGCTAATGCCTAGTGCTTTAGCAACAGCACGCTGGGTTCCGAAGTGGTCAATAACATCTTTTTTGTACATAGACTCGCTCCGAAATTAAAGAACACTTAAATTATCCACCAAAGGAATCTTAAGTCAAGTTTATTTAAGATGTCTTAACTATGAATACACAACTGATGGGTGAGCGTATTCGCGCTCGCAGAAAAGAACTCAAGATTAGGCAGGCTGCCCTTGGCAAGATGGTTGGCGTGTCTAATGTTGCTATTTCCCAATGGGAGCGATCTGAAACTGAGCCCAATGGCGAAAACCTATTGGCCTTAGCCAAGGCTTTGCAGTGCTCCCCTGATTACCTGTTGAAAGGAGAGGATAGTCTTTCAAACATTGCCTATCACAGCAGGCATGATCCAAGAGGTTCGTATCCTCTAATTAGTTGGGTAAGCGCAGGATGTTGGATGGAAGCTGTAGAGCCATATCATAGGCGTGCAATAGATAACTGGTACGACACAACGGTAGATTGTTCTGAAGACTCTTTTTGGCTCGACGTTAAAGGCGATTCAATGACTGCCCCGGCAGGACTGAGTATTCCTGAGGGGATGATTATTCTCGTCGACCCAGAAGTCGAACCACGTAATGGAAAGTTGGTAGTCGCCAAACTTGAAGGAGAAAACGAGGCGACATTCAAAAAGTTAGTTATTGATGCCGGTAGAAAATTCCTGAAACCACTCAATCCACAATACCCAATGATTGAAATCAATGGGAACTGTAAAATCATTGGCGTTGTCGTTGATGCCAAGCTAGCAAACCTTCCTTAAGGGGCTTTCGCCCCTTTTTTATTTCCCGTTAAAAATCAAAGACAAACTAAATTCACGCCCATAAAATTAAGTTTTCTTCAAAAATGCACTTGACCAATAAATTAAGAAGTCTTAAATTTAAGCCATCAGCAGGACGCTGGAAGCCAAACGGAACAGATTGGCAGGCTCTTTAACATCGACGGACTCTCAACCTAACCGTTGAGACCAGAACTTGAGTGGTTTTGGGGATGGCGCGAATTGCAGCTGCAAGACAGCGATCGAGAAGATAAGCACCTCGACGCGTCATGCGCCAAAGCCACTTAAAGGAGACCATCATGGTAACCATTGTCTGGAAAGAATCCAAAGGTACGGCAAAAAGCCGCTACAAAGCTCGCAGAGCAGAACTTATTGCCGAGCGACGCAGTAATGAAGCACTGGCGCGAAAAATTGCGCTAAAGCTCTCTGGTTGCGTCAGAGCAGACAAAGCAGCATCGCTAGGAAGCCTTTGCTGCAAGAAGAAAGAAGAAGTCGTTCGAAAAAATAGAAGTATTTATTACAAAGATTCAAACCCATTAGGAAACAAAATACATGCAGTCCAAAAAATAAAATTGTACAGTAAACTACCGTACGGTGCTTATTGAGTATGCTTATGGTGAAAAAGACTATTTATGTTAATCCTGACCGCGGACAAAACAGAAAAGTATCTGATAGAGGTCTTACATCTCGAGACAGGAGGAGAATAGCGAGATGGGAAAAAAGGATAGCATATGCATTAAAAAACGGTGTAACACCTGGATTTAATGCTATAGATGATGGCCCTGAATATAAGATTAATGAAGACCCAATGGACAAAGTTGACAAAGCATTAGCAACACCATTTCCTCGCGATGTCGAAAAAATTGAAGATGAAAAATATGAGGATGTAATGCACAGAGTTGTTAATCACGCTCACCAACGAAATCCAAATAAAAAATGGTCATAGCCCACTTCGGTGGGTTTTTTATTGTCTGAACAAACCTAATTTACTACCGCAAGCCACGCAGTGAAATGGGTGTGACTTGTGTTGGTCGCCAGAAAATGAAATTAGGCAGCAAACCACTTATTTGAGGTGATATATGGAAGAAGAATTTGAAGAGTTCGAAGAGCATCCTCAGGATGTGATGGAACAATACCAGGACTATCCGTATGACTACGACTATTGATAAAAATCAATGGTGTGGACAATTCAAGCGATGCAATGGATGCAAGCTGCAATCGGAATGCATGGTTAAGCCTGAAGAAATGTTTCCTGTAATGGAAGATGGGAAATATGTCGATAAATGGGCAATACGAACGACGGCAATGATTGCCAGAGAACTTGGTAAACAGAATAACAAGGCTGCCTGATGGTGGCCTTTATTTTTGGCATAAACAACAGAGGTGAATATGAACGCAGTTGAATTTACAAAATGGATGGCAGAGCAAGATATCACAGGAGCCGACGAAAAGGCTGTGTACTACATGGCTCTGCTATGGATTCACAAAGCAAAAGAGGCTGCAAATGCTCTTGGAGGTGAGTGATGTGCGAGTTTTATGAAGCAGATATCAAACGCCCAGAAATGGCAAGTGATGCGACATTACGTGATTACTTCGCAGCAAAGTTCATGCAGGGAGTTTGTGCAAATCCAGACAGGCTTTATGACAACGAACCACTTGCTAAAGAAGCTTATGCGATGGCAGACGCAATGCTCAAAGCTCGCGAATAAGCACTGTGTATTCATTCCAACGAGTGAATACACGGAGCAATGTCGCTCGTAACTAAACAGGAGCCGACTTGTTCTGATTATTGGAAATCTTCTTTGCCCTCCAATGTGAGGGCGATTTTTTATCTATGAGGAAATGAATAGATGTCAAACATCAAAAAATACATCATTGATTACGACTGGAAAGCATCAATAGAAATTGAAATCGACCATGACGTAATGACAGAGGAAAAACTTCACCAGATTAATAATTTCTGGTCAGACTCTGAATACAGACTCAAAAAACACGGCTCTGTATTAAATGCTGTATTAATCATGCTAGCGCAACATGCTCTGCTTATAGCAATTTCAAGCGACTTAAATGCATATGGTGTTGTGTGTGAGTTCGACTGGAATGATGGAAATGGTCAGGAAGGATGGCCTTCAATGGATGGTAGCGAAGGAATAAGAATTACCGATATCGACACATCTGGAATATTTGATTCAGATGATATGACTATCAAAGCCGCCTGAGCGCGGCTTTACCGCATACCAATAATGCTTCACGAGAGGCATTTTCGTTATGCAATCAAATATAAGGAGTCACCCATGATGCACTTTCAGCTCGCGGGTAGCGGCGTCATGTCCGCTTTCTACCCGCACGAATCTGAATTATCACGCCGAGTTAAACAATTAATCAGAGCAGCAAAGAAACAACTGGAGGCGTTATGCGCAATGAAATAGCCATCAATCACCAAATGCTTCGTGCTGCACAAAACAAAGCAGTAATAGCCAGATTTATTGGTGATTCCAAAATGTGGCTTGAAGCAAATAAAGCGATGAAATCAGCTATCAACCTTCCGTGGTATCGCAGGAAATGAGCTTTACAGATAACTGGTCAGACGAAGAATTCATTCGTCAGATGAAAGAATTAATCGGTAACGAAGGAGATATGCATGTCACTTGCAACCACAGTGAAGGAGAGCAAGTTACAGAGACGCATGTACACGCAGCAGGCGTTAATGTATCGCCAGAAGGGAGATCGTGAAGGTGTTCGCGTATTTTTAAATGCGGCAAAGACTGAAGTATTAAATCAGCGTTATTTCCTTGGGCCATGTCCATTCTGAGGTGAATTATGGATTTGAATAAATTCGATGAGCCATTCAGCCCTGAAGATATCGAATGGCGAATACAGCAAAGCGGTAAAACACGCGATGGCAAGGTGTGGGCTATGGTGCTGGCTTATGTCACGAACCGGGCAATCATGAAACGCCTGGACGATGTTTGCGGCAAAGCAGGATGGCGCAATGAATACCGCGATATTCCCAACAACGGCGGAGTTGAATGCGGCATATCAATAAAGATTGATTCCGAATGGGTAACCAAATGGGATGCTGCTGAAAACACGCAGGTAGAAGCCGTCAAAGGTGGTCGTTCCGGTGCAATGAAGCGCGCTGCCGTTCAATGGGGAATCGGTCGGTATCTGTATAACCTTGAGGAAGGTTTCGCACAAACATCTCTCGATAAAAAGCAGGGGTGGCACAGGGCAAAACTGAAGGATGGAACAGGATTTTACTGGCTCCCTCCATCGCTGCCGGGATGGGCAATCCCAGCATCAGATAACAAACCATCACCAGAAAATACCAACCAGAAATCTCCATCGGTTGACTGCGAACAAATCCTGAAAGACTTCAGCGATTATGCGTCAACAGAAACTGACAAGAAAAAACTCATCGAGCGTTATCAGCGTGACTGGCAATTAATGGCTGGCAACGAGGAGGCGCAGGCTAAATGCGTTCAGGTAATGAACATCAGAGTTAACGAACTAAAACAGGCGGCATAAATGGCAAGCAGAGGCGTAAATAAGGTGATTATCCTTGGTCGGGTAGGACAAGACCCGGAAGTTCGATACTCACCATCAGGAACAGCGTTCGCTAACCTGACAATAGCCACGTCAGAACAATGGCGAGATAAAAATACTGACGAGCAAAAGGAATTGACTGAATGGCATCGTGTTGCTGTATCCGGGAAACTGGCTGAGGTCGTGGGGCAGTATGTGAAAAAAGGTGATCAGATTTATTTCGAGGGAATGCTGAGAACCAGAAAGTGGAAAGACCAGTCAGGGCAAGACCGTTACACAACCGAGGTTCATGTCGGAATTAATGGCGTGATGCAAATGCTTGGCGGCATTGGCGACAGCAAACAACAAGCAGCCAGCAGGCAATCACAGAAGCCACAGCAGCAATCATCACCAGCACAACACAACGAACCTCCGATGGATTTTGACGACGATATACCTTTTGCACCAGTAACTCTCCCCTTCCCTCGTCACGCTATTCACGCAATTTAATCAGGAGAAAATCATGCCAGCGCCTCAGTATGGTGCGGATGACCCGCGCCGCTGTTCCGGCAATTCCGTATCGGAGGTGCTGGATAAATTCAGAAAAAACTACGACCGGATAATGTCGCTACCGCAGGAAACGAAAGAGGAAAAGGAATTTCGCCATTGTATATGGCTTGCAGAGAAAGAAGAACGCGAGCGAATTTACCAGACATCAATCCGACCATTCCGCAAAGCCACATATACCCACTTCCCTGAATATATCGACCCTCGCCTGCGTAATTACCGCTCACGCTATGGCGCTATCAGTAATGACTGAGGAATTAACAATGAAAACAATGAAGCTAAACATCGACCTCGGAAAATACGTTATTACCGGAACCAAACACGATCTGATTCTTAGCGAAAGAGGAATTATCAAAGAAGGCGAGAATGCAGGGAAAGAAACACTAAGTCGTATCGGTTATTACAGCAAGTTTGAGCATCTGGTTAAAGAGTTATGCAACCGTGAAATCCTGTTATCTCAGGCGCAGACGCTACAGGATATTCAGCAGCATATCGAAACTTTAGGTATGTCACTTAGGGAAGGTGCGAATAAGCGGGGAAATACTTCTCGGCTGACTCAGTCATTTCAT